CTCCAAAAATCTTTTCAAACACGGCTTCAACAGCAGTATTTGTTGCCGTATCTAAATTAGCCCCTGCAGCAACATCATTTACAGATGATTCTACTACTTTAAACAACACCCTTTTAAGTTTATCTTCTGTTAGTTTTGTATTGATGCCCTCAGCGAAGTTTAAGTCTTTAAAAATATCTACATTTATATTATTTAACTCATTACTTCCTTTTACAATAGATTGAATAATTCCAGAGATACCATCTTTTACTGTTTTTTCTGTTTCTTTACCGAACACACCACCAAAAACTCTTTGATTTATAGCAGTTAAAATATCGTTTAATTTAGTAGAAAAACCAAAAATCTCAGCTAAACCAGATAAAACACCTCCCCCGACGAGTAAAAATACGGAAAGTCTACTAAAAGCCCTTCCTAACACGCTAACCGTACTTGTTAATTTTTTAAATATACCCTCTAATTTAATAAAGGCAGGGCCTATCTTTGCGGCTAAACCACCTGCTTGAGTTAATCTAATAGTTAGATCTCTTACTCGTGGATTAAGTTGTCTAAGCGCCGCAGTATTTGAGATATATTCTTTTTGAAGCGCTTTAGAAGATTTAGCAAAACCACCATTAGCTCTTATTTGTTCAAGTATTTCTTTACGTCTTGCTTTGAGGACTAATTGTTCATCTTTTAGTCCTTTTTGAAGCCTAATTGCACTTGCTGCATCAAGCGAACCTTCTCTCGCCCGTTTAACTAAAGGATTAATAGTTTCTCTGTCTCTTACTCTAGATAAAGAAAAACCTTTAGTACTAAACTTATCGCCTAACCCCTCTAAAGCTGCTGTTTGCGCTTTTGCTGATGGGCCTATTTGTGATAATCGTCCTAAAATACCATCGACAACGTTACCTACTCCTCCAAAAAACGATTTTATACCTCCACCAAGAGCAGTTAATCCAATCCCAAAAACAGTTTTAGCTATTACACCAAATAACGTAAGCTGTGCTAAAATATTCTCTGTAAAAAACTCTGCTAAAGGTACTAAAGTATCAGCTAGAAAACTACCAATTTTAGTAGCTAAATCAAGAAAACTAGCTGCAAGCTTTTCAAAAGCTTCTGCCGTAGTTGGCACAGAAGTATTTATGTTACCAAATTTTCTAGAACCTTCTTCAATAGCAGCATTTACAAAAGCTTGTCGTCTTTCAAATGCTGTTAAACTTTGAACTGATTTTCCTGTTTTTAATGCATACGCCTCAAGAGCCGGTTCTAATCTAGTAAAAATACCAAGTTCATCTAAGAGTTCCGGCTCTAATTTTGCTGTACCACGAGAAAGTCTAGTGAGCGAATCAGTAAGATTTCTTCCTAATGCTCTAGAAGCTTTTAAAGATACTTCACCTAATTTTTGAATTTGGTCAATATTAAAACCTGCAGATAAAGAAATATTAGCTGTAGTTGCTGCTTCTGATAAAGTTAATTGTTGGTTAGTAATTTCTTTTAAAGTATTAATAACTGTTGTTCCAGAAGTGCCTACAGAAGCTGCTAGAGTATTAGTGCCAGCAATAAGTTGTTCAAACTGAGCAGCTCGTTGAAGAGCAGCAAAAGCTTGTTGTAAGGCAAAAACATTCGCAGCTGCACCAGCGTATACACCAACTAAACCACCTAAGCCTTGAGCTTGTGAAGAAAATTGACGACCGCTAGACGCAGAAGCTTGTCCTAGACGTGTTTGTGCCTTAGTAACTTGTTCAGTATCTTTAGCAACTTTACCAGCGCCTTGAGTTGTAAATTGTGTTCTTACTTCATTAATAGTAGTTGCCAACTATCTTCCTCTCTTAGCCTTTGATAAAGACTCTTGCTGCTTAGCTTTTTGAGCATAATATTTTCCAGCTTCTGCTTCGGCTACTTTAAGTAATTCAAATACTGCTCGTCGATCATCAATTTCATAAATTTCCATAATCGACATTAATCCGCTATAATCTTTTCCCATCCAAGTACCAGACATACCCTCCCAGTTATCTGGGAGAGCGTTGAAAAGAATTAACGCCTGTTGAACATTAAGAGAAAGTTGGGATGGGTCTTTAGGCATTTGCTCTTCATCAGGTTCCCACCCCATCTGTTCACACATTTCTAAATATTGATCTAAATTCATACCTCCTGCAAAATAAGCGTTGCGAAGGTATTCAGTTAGTTTTTTACGTCTTCCTCTTGTTTCTTCTTTGAAAATTGCTCAAAATCATTCATACAATCTGTGATGAATTGATCAAAAATAGTGGAATTTTTAAGAAGATCCAACGCATCATCTTCAGTATAATCAACATTTTCATCACCGTCCAGTGAAGAAATGTCAACAGGAAGAAGGACGGGCAAATGTTTTACTTTAAGTCCTCTCCAGCCTTTGATAGCACGTTCTGCATAGGCTTCTAAGAACTTATCATTATCCACATCTTCTTCACGTTGTCGAGTGCGTTTGTTGAATTTGTAAGTAAGTGCCCGATTACGAATCTTCATTAGATCATCACGGGTAAGATAGACTAGATGGATTTCAAAGCCATCAATTTCTGGAAACTCGACCCAAGTCTCTGTTTCCTTTGCAATTAGATTTCCGATTTTACTCATATAATTTTCCCCTCATAAGGTGAGTGCCCACCAGTTAATTTGCTTTTCATTAGGTGAGGGGAACCTATAAATTGCAAGCTGGTGGGCACTCTCTGTAAAAATGTTAATTCCCCTCAGAATTTATTTATTAAGCTACAGATTTAGTAGCAAAAATCTTAACTTCTCCGCCGTCGCCCTTAGTAGCTGTAGGCTCTTGTGCTACGAAGTTAACACTCATTGAAATAACATCATCTGTTGCAAGTTGTGGGAACTCAAACTGACAAGCATCAAGTTGGAAAGCAACTTGTGGGTCACCAGTAGAAGCACCGCCAATAATAAGGTTTGCATTAGATGTTTGTGCAGAAGAAGTTCTGCTGTCATCAGCAATATTACGTAGGAACTGGGCGCTTTCAGTGTCGCCAGCACGTAGATACATAGTAGCAGAACCAGTAACGGCACGAGTGCCAGTAAACTGACCAATAGGCGCATTAAGGGATGAAAGTTCTTCTGGTGTTAGATAGGTAATATTGTTGTTGTAGTCAAAGCTTAGTGCAGTAACTGGGAATACATACTTAACGTCTGAACCAGCTGCGCTCGGCTTATGATGGAACTCAATTTGGCTAAGACGATTCTTAATGAATGAGTTAGTGCCTGTTGAGGCTGCAACGTTAGTTGTACCGAATGGATGATAAGAATGAGCAACACCCATTACAAGGTTAGAGTTAGCAGTAACAGAGCTTCCGTCATTAAGAATACCACCAAAAGCAGCAATAGCATTGTTACGAACATCGCCTGTAAGCTCTTTTAGTGTTGTACCAAAACCAGCCCAAGTAGTTGTTGCAATTTCTTCAATACCAGCATCTACAGTAGCTTGATTAACTGTTGCATTTGATACCTGATAAACAACGTTATCTAGTTTGAAGTATAAATGATTTTCTACTGCGGTAGAAAAGTTAGAACGAGAACTATGAGAGCCTGTTGCAGCAGCAACGTTAGTAGTTACTAGTTTACCGCCAGTAGACCAAACAGACTGATAATCTGTACCATCAGAAGCAGCGGTATTAGAAACTAGAGATTGCCACAAGAACCAGTCAGCAACCGGCATTACGTTACCGCTTTGGTTAGTTTTTGCGTCTGAACCATCAGCGGCGGCACCGGTTTCTACACCAGTAGGACGCATATAAACTTGGAAGTTCCAGTCAACAGGATTAATAGCGGTATTAAAACGTTGCTGAGATCTATCTGGAGTAGTGCCAGATTCAAGAGAGGTGATGTCCTGAGTAGCAGCGGATGAAGTAACAGCAAAACCAGCAAGAACCTCAAGCTTCCAAGTATTGGAAGGGGTTATGTTTGCTGCGGCAGCGCCGTTAATAATATCAACTGTTGAAAAGAACACCTCAGAGTTTCTCTGTAGATTAAGAGATGCCATAATTATTTCTCCTTATTGTAAAGTATAAGATATTTCTAATTCAATTTCGCCGAGACCATAAGGAGTAACTAACCCTTCATCTGTAGATATGTTTGATATAGTTATATCTAAAATACCTTTGTCAGAGTTATCTCCCAGGCTGTAAATAACGTGTTCGACATCCTGTAGGAGGTTATCTACCTGGCTCTGTGCGTCATCTTCTCCGTAAATATATATTCTTATGGTAGCGTCTAAAGTTGCAGTTGTCAAATTTTGAGAATTAAAATCTCTATTTTCGGTTCCCGCTGATACATAAATGCTTGGAAAATCGTTTACCTCATCTAAAAATTTCAATTTACGAAAAACATTGTTAAACACGTTAGTGTTATAGGTGTAAGAGGCATCAAAACCTGACACCGCTCCATCAATTTCTTTTAGTTGAGTAACTATAAATTCTATAATTTCTTTTCTACGTGATGCCATCTTATGCTCTTAAAATATTAAATTGCCTACCATATAATTGTTGAGTTACTTCTCTAATAGAAGACTCAATTAAATCACTAGGAGATCTGGTAGGCTCGTGAACCTGGTACACGGGATCATAAAAAAATCTAATTACACTTGTTTTATAATTTAAAAGAGCTATCTGTACACTACGAGCAAAACGACCAGACCGATAAGTTAAAACATCATCAGAAAGAGGGGGACCTCTTCGCGGACCTTTTGGCATCCTCTGCACTACAGCTCTTTGTACTAAAGCAGTCATTTGCACTTTTGATATAAATCTTCCAGGTCTTTTCTCGTCACCTCTTTGTGCGATATCTATATTTACATTTTGCGTTATTGTTCCTGGTTTTCTACTCTTTATAATTGTTTTATATACTAAAGGTGTATTGCTACCTTTTGCAAACTCTTCTGCTAACGAAATAACAGATTCAAGATAATCAGTAGGAGATAATTTACCTGCGGCATTAAACTCTTTAAGCGCATAAGTAATAAATCTTCCTGAAAAATTCTTACCTAAAGAAGCATGAAACTTTTCTGTTACATCTTTTGCTTTTTCACTAAAAATTTTCATAGACGCATCACTTAATTTAACGTCTATTTGTATACTAACACGACCAGATTTAGAATCTCTACTTTGTCTAGCAGAAAGTGTTGCAAATTTTTTAAAATTACCGCTTATGTTCATAGCCCTTGCAGCACCCGGCAACACCTTAACAACAGGCTT